AAAGATTTAACTGAATGGGAGTTTAATATTATATGGAGACGGATATACAAGTCGTATTTTACAGAAGATTTAACATATGAAAAGTTAAGCGAACCTGAGATGGTCGATGCATCATATTGACAATCGCTATATAAAATGATATAATTGAAGTGTAATTACAACACGTTATGGCTAAAGGATTTACAGTAAAGGCAAAGGCACCTGTAGCGACTAAAAACAAAGAATCTGAGTGGGATTACGATAGGGCAAAGCAACTAGTACAAGGAAAATCAGTAGTATTCTGTTTACCTGGTAGAGGAGTATCGTATCAATACTTAAAGTCTTTTGTTCAACTTTGTTTTGACTTAGTACAAGCAGGGGCAAGTATTCAGATCTCACAAGACTATTCATCAATGGTAAACTTTGCAAGATGCAAATGTTTAGGAGCGAATGTATTGCGAGGACCAGACCAATTACCATGGGATGGTAAATTAAAATATGATTGGCAACTATGGATTGATAGTGATATTGTTTTCAATTCTGAGAAGTTTTGGCAATTAGTATTAATGGAGAAGGATCTTGCAGCAGGTTGGTATGCCACCGAAGATGGTAGAACTACATCTGTAGCACATTGGTTAGAGGAAGATGATTTCAGATCAAATGGTGGAGTGATGAATCACGAAACTGTTGAAAGTATATCCAAACGCAAAAAACCATTCACAGTAGACTATACAGGTTTCGGATGGTTATTAATTAAGAAGGGCGTTTTTGAACATGAAGGTATGCCTTACCCATGGTTCGCTCCTAAAATGCAAGTCTTCGAGAGTGGCAGTGTTCAAGACATGTGCGGTGAAGATGTATCTTTCTGTCTCGATGCAAAAGATGCAGGTTTCGAGATCTGGTGCGATCCACGAATACGTGTAGGACATGAAAAAACAAGAGTTATATAATATTATAGTAAACGATAAGGTGGTATTCTCTAGTCTATCTCAAATAGAAATGTTTGAGAGACTAGAAGACCTCTCGATAGAATTCTATCAGACAGGTACACCGCATCCTAATCAAATTAGAACTGAAATTATTACGGAGGATTAAATGCCAGTAAGAACTAAGACAGGTTCATGGGGTTCGCAAGAATTTATTGAACAAACGCCGAAGAAATCTCGACAAGGAAACGGCAAGCATTCAAAATATTCAGCAACATCCCGTAACTCGTCTCGAAAGAAGTATAGAGGACAAGGAAAATAACTTAAGCGTCTCGAAAGGGACGCTTTTTTAATGCTAAATATTTTGATCTATGATTATTCCTAATAATAGGTATAAATATATTAAGAAAACTGTTTATTATTTCTAATTTAAAATGAAAACAAGGATATCTAGGTCATTTAAAGATATTAGTTTGTCCTTTAAGGCACATCCAATAACAAAAGATATTGGGGCTATTAAGAACGAAGATGCAATTAAAAAATCTGTAAGGAACTTAGTTCAAACTATTCCGAGAGAAAGATATTTTAATTCTATCTTAGGTAGTGATGTTGCTGGTCTTTTATTTGATTTTGTAGATTTTGGTACTGCATCCAATATTGATCGTCAAATACAAACAACAATCACTAACTTTGAACCAAGAGTTGAAAATTTAGATATAGAAGTAATACCCAGACCAGATGATAATGCATTTGAAGTTATCATTCATTATGACATCATCGGACAACAGTTTCCTACACAAGAGTTTTCCTTTATATTAGAAGCCACAAGATAATATGCCTATTACTAAATTTACCAATCTAGATTTTGATCAAATAAAATCTTCAATAAAGAGTTATCTTCGGGCAAATTCAGACTTTACTGATTTTGATTTTGAAGGATCTAATTTATCAATGCTAATTGATACCTTAGCATATAACACTTATATTACAGCATTTAACTCAAATATGGTTGTAAATGAATCTTTTCTAGATTCAGCATCTGTAAGAGAGAATGTTGTTTCATTGGCACGAAATATTGGTTATGTACCACGGTCTAAAACCTCTGCACAGGCATCTATTTCGTTTGATATTAGAACTGATACCAAATATGATTCAATAACGTTAAAGGCGGGTTTAATATGTGCTGGAAAAACAGATGACAGTTCTTTTGTATTCTCTATTCCTGATAATATAGAAAGAACTGCAGTGGTTGAATATGATACATCTACTGGACAAGAAATAGATAGAAAGCATCAATTTACAGGTATAACAGTATATCAGGGAATATATGTCACTAAAACATTTGAAGTTGATGGTTCATTAGACCAAAGATTTATATTGGATAATATGGGTATTGATACTTCTACTTTAGTTGTATATGTCAATAACTATGAGAATAATAGATTGGTAGATAGTGTAGGAAGAGGTTCTTTATACAGAAAAGTTGATAATATTTTAAATATTGATAAAAATTCTGAAATATATTTAATACAAGAGGTGCAAGATGAAAAATATGAACTTTTATTTGGTGATGGTTACTTTGGTAAGAAATTAGAGAACGGTTCTATCATTACAATCAGTTATATTCTTACTGATGGTGCCTCTGGAAACGGTCCTGGTGGTTCTTCTGGGTCAAAAGGTGTATTTGTATTCTCTGGTAGTTTATCAAACCCTTCTGGTGCCATTGTTGCACCTAGTAGGGCACCTGAAATTGAAACAATTAATAGGGCAAGTAATGGTGGTGAGATAGAATCTATTGATTCAATTAAGTATTATGCTCCTAGATTGTATTCTTCACAGTATAGGGCAGTTACGGGAAGAGATTATGAAGCAATAATACAGCAAATTTACCCAAATACTGAAAGTGTTTCTGTTGTTGGTGGTGAAGAGGTAGATCCACCCCAATTTGGAACAGTTTTTATCACAATTAAACCAAAAAATGGTGAATTTGTTTCTGATTTTGATAAAACACAAATACTTTCTAACTTAAAAAACTATTCTTTAACAGGAATTAACCAAAAAATCTTAGATCTTAAGATATTATACATTGAACTTGAATCTTATGTTTATTATAACGATTCTAAAGTCCAAAATATCAATGATTTGCAATCAAGAGTGTCAAATAACCTCAAAAAATACTCAAATTCGCTAGATCTTAATAAATTTGGTGGAAGATTTAGATATAGTAAAGTTTTAAGTGTAATTGACAACATTGATGACTCAATAACATCAAATATTACAAGAGTACGGATTAGAAGGAACTTAAATGCTCTTATAAATCAATTTGCACAGTATGAATTGTGTTTTGGTAACCAATTTAACGTCAAAAAAGAAGGACTTAACATTAAAAGTACTGGATTTAGGATATCTGGTTCAAATGATGTTGTTTATTTGACAGATACTCCAAATGAAGATGAAAAAACTGGCATAATATCAATTGTTAAACCAGATCTTATAGATTCTTCAAAGACTGTTGTTGTTGAAGAAGCAGGAACGGTTGATTATGTTAAAGGTGAAATAATTTTAACCACAATCAATATAACATCAACTAATTTGGCAAATAATATTATAGAAGTTCAAGCATTTCCAGAGTCTAATGATGTTATAGGTCTTCAAGATTTATACCTTCAATTTTCCATCGGAAGTAGTTCAATAAATATGGTTAAGGACACTATTACTTCTGGACAGCAAATATCTGGAGTTGGGTTTAAAGTTACCTCAAGCTATACAAACGGAGCATTAATAAGGGCATGATAACGACTGGTATTGATAAAAGAATTCAAGTACAACAAATTGTTGATAATCAACTTCCTGAATTTGTATTAAGTGAAAGTCCAAAGACAGTAGACTTTTTAAAACAGTACTACATTTCTCAGGAATATCGTGGTGGTCCGATTGATATTACTGATAATTTAGATCAATATTTAAAATTAGATAATTTAACACCTGATGTTATAGTTGGTGTAACAACACTTGCTGAAACAAATCAGGATCCTGAAAATATAAAGGTAGGTATTGCTATAACTGCTTGGGGTAAGTACTATACTGGTGAGAAAACTATTAATGTTAGTAATACAAAAGGATTTCCTAATGAATATGGACTTTTAAAGATTGATGATGAGATTATTACATATACTGGTAAAACATCTACTAGTTTTACTGGTTGTGTTCGTGGATTTAGTGGAATAACAACATATCATGATGATAATAATCCAAGAGAATTAGTTTTTTCAACTTCTAGTGCAGAAATTCATAATATCGGATCTTCTGTTTCTAATCTTAGTGCTTTATTTTTACAAGAATTTTATAAAAAACTTAAATATACATTAACTCCTGGATTAGAAAACAGTGATTTTATATCTGATCTTGATGTTAATAATTTTATAAAAGAAGCAAAGTCATTTTTCCAGTCAAAAGGTACTGAACAGTCTTTTAAAATCCTTTTTAAAGTATTATATGGAGTAGATCCTACAATAATTGATCTTGAAGATTATTTAATTAAACCATCAGCTGCAAAGTATATTAGACGTGAAAGAATTGTTGCTGAAAGAATATCTGGAAATCCAATAAATTTACAAGGACAAACTGTTAGTAGGTCTGCTGATCTCAATACTACAGCGTCTATATCCGAAGTTGAACCTGTTTTAGGTGTTCCAGGATCAGGAATTCTTTCTGATTCTGATTATTTTATTTTAGATGCATTTATCGGATATGCTGATGAAGAATATGTTACTGGAACCTTTAATATTCCAGGTAAAACAAAGGTAATTGGTAATGTGCCAAAAGATTCAACTATTATTACAGTAGATTCTACTGTTGGTTTTGGCACTACTGGTACAATTATATCGGGTATTAACACTAATATTCAATATACTGATAAAACTGTAAACCAATTTTTAAATTGTTCTGGTGTTGATAATCCAATTTCTTCTGAAGATGATATAAGATTTGATGATAATATTTTTGGATACGAAAATGGAGATTTAACAAAGAAAGTAGAATTGAGAATTACTGGAATTTTATCTAAATTTATTCCAAATGAAAATAATAGACTATCAATAGAAAAAGAGAGAGTTCTTATTAAAAGTCTTGGGGAAAATATTAAAAAGGGTAGTACAAATAAGGAAATATTTGCTAATTCGTGGATTTATAATTCATCTCCATCATATGATATAAATTCTGAAAGTATAATAGATAGAGGATCTAGTACTCTAACATTAAAAGAAGATATTTCAAGTGATAATTTTGATACTACAGGACTATCTACGGGTGATTATGTTGAAGTTATTGAAAAAACATTTAATCCTTTTAAGAATAAATCAGTTGTTACACCATCAAATCCAGGTGGAGTATCACCTGCTGAAATTTTCGATATTTCAACTGGTAATATAATTAAATTGATTAATGTAGAATATAATTTAGAACGCACAAAAAATTATGCTGTAAGAAAGGTTTTAGATAAAGTATCAAGTACTGGTGCACCTGTTAAGTATGGAAATCAATTAACAACAAATATTCAGAATGTTTACAATGAATCGGATACTAATTTATATGTTGCGTCTAATTCGTTACCAAACTATACAATTACTAAAGATATTGTAAAATCAGAGATTCCTATTGCTGATACATCAACAATACAAAATTATAATCCTATAACTGAAAAATATTCTGTAATATCTTTCGATAAAGATGTTTTATTTGTTACTGGAGATGAAGTATATTATAGTGTACCAGAAGGTAAGGCAACATTGGTTGGATTAGAAGAAGGTGTATATTATGTTAAAGAATATCCAGGTGATAGACAAAAAATTAATTTATACTTATCACCTTCTTTTATTGAAACAGATGAACTTTTATCTAGATCTGGAGGGACTCCTAATAATTTTGTAGAATTTAATATACCATTAACTAATAATGACAAACATACCTTTACTTTACTAAAACATTATAATCAGGAAATAGGTAATCAACGATTATTAAAGAAATTTCCAGTAGATTTATCTTTAAATGACGGTAAAAATACTGAAACTATTCCTGGACCTGTTGGAATGTTGATTGATGGTGTAGAAATTAATAATTATAAGTCATCAGACAGTATTTTTTATGGACCAATAGATAAAGTTTCTGTTTTAAGTTCAGGAAGTGGTTATGATGTAATTAATTTGCCTGAAATTTCAATTGCTGCTGGTTTAGGTTCTACTGCATTAGTTAAACCTGTTGTTACTGGAGATATTCAAGAAATTTTAGTAGATCCTCAAAATTTTGATATTGAAAGTGTAAATTCAATAAAAATTAGTGGTGGTAATAGTAGTGAAACTTTTTTAAGACCTATTGTTAGAAAAAGAAATAGAGAAATAGAATTTGATGGAAGATTGGCTACTGCTAATGGTGGGGTTGATAATCAAGCAGAAACGATAACATTTAAAGAAAATCATAATTTAAAGAATGGACAAGTATTGGTTTATAATAAAAATAGAAATGATCAATTAGGGATTACTACATGGGGTGGAAGTAATGCTGATGCTTATGACACTTTAATTGATGGAGAAACATATTGGCCAGTAGTAGTTGGATTAAGCACAATTAAATTATTTGGTAGTGAAGATGATTATATTAGTGGTATTAATACCATAGCATTTACATCCATAGCAAAATCTGGTATTCATAAGTTTAGACTTAAAAATGCTAAAAATACATTAAAGTCTGTTGAAATTATATCTTCGGGCAGTTCATTTATAAATCGTCAAGTATATATTAATCCAACTGGAATTTCTACGGTAAATTCTTCTGCTTCCTTTAATAATCATGGTTTTTCTGATGGGGAATTGATTAGTTATACAACTGCTGCTGGAATTGGTTCTACAATTCCCACATCTATTAGTGGTTTATCAACTTCAATTCAATATAAGATTATTAAATTAGATGATAATTCTTTCAGAATTTGTGATGCTGGAATTGGTGGAACGTCAAATGTAAATTATAATAATAAGGATTATGTTAAATTTGGATCAACAGGAACTGGATATCAAGTATTTAAGTATCCAGATATTGAAATTACATCAAAAATTACATATTCTATTTCAACATCAGATAAAGTAACTTTAACTCCTATTATTAAAGGTAAATTAAATGATTTAATACTTTATGAAAAGGGATCTTCATATGGTTCTCAAACAGTTATAAATTATCAAAATAATCCAGATATTATTGTAAAAGTTGGAAATAGTAGAGTCGGAACAAATATTCAACCAGCATTGCAACCAATTATATCTAATGGTAAAATAATTAAGGTTAATATTCAGAATGGTGGAGGAGAATATTATTCAATTCCTGATTTAAAAGTTGTTGGTGATGGGAATACTGCAAAGATAAGACCAATAATTGATACTAATCCAAATTCAAAAACTTACTTATCTATTATTGATGTAAAAATTATTAATGGTGGGGCTGGATTTACTACAAGTAAAACATCTATTAATGTTATACCATCTGGGTCTAATGCAGTGTTTGGGTTAGATATTAGAAAATTAAGTATAAACAATATAGAAAAATATGGTAGTGAGATATTAGAAGAATCTCAAAATGGATTAAGATATTCTGTAGTTGGATATTCTACGGATATTGGTCGTAATTTTTATAATGATCCCAATCCTAATACTAATCATTCTTCAATTATTGGATGGGCTTATGATGGTAATCCCATATATGGTCCTTATGGTTATAGTGATCCTACTAAATTAGGTCCAAATATTAAGACTTTACAACCAAGTTATAAATTAGATCCTTCTAAGGTTATTGATAGACCTGGTATTACTACATTTGCATCTGGATTTTTTGCAGATGATTATGTATATGATCCTACTATTGGTGATCTAGATGAACATAATGGAAGATATTGTAAAACTCCAGATTATCCTGATGGAGTATATGCTTATTTTGTAGGAATATCAGATATTGATCAGTCTCCAAAATTCCCATATTTCATTGGAAATACTTATAGATCATCTGCTGATGTTCTTGACCCAGAATCTAATATAACACAATCCTTTGATTTTAATAATTCAAATTTAGTTAGAAATACTGCATCATATAAGATGATTTCTGAATTTACAAATAATGATTTTATTGTAGATTCGGATAAATTAATCCCACAATTAACAACTGTTGAATCAGTAACTCGTGGATCTGTAGATTCCTTAGATATTGTTAATTCAGGTGAAAACTATAAAATAGGGGATAATATAACATTTGATAATACAAATACTAGCGGATCTGGATTGAGTGTTGCTGTTAATTCAATATCTGGTGTACCAATAACTAATATTGAGACAATATATGAAGAATATGCAAATGTAAAATTGGTATGGAAGAATTCTAATACAGTATCTGCATCTATTTCAACATTTCATGATTTATCTACTGGTAATAGTATTGAAATTTCTGGTATATCTAGTGATCTTAAGTCAGTTACAGGATCTCATACTATTGGTGTTAATAGTGAATCTACACTTTTATATCAACAATGTATTGCAAATCCATCATCATTAGGTATTGTAACAGATATTGTTGTTGGTAGAACATCTGATTTAATTTCTGTTGGTAGTAGTATTGGTATTGGTTCAGAAAGATTCTTTGTGCTTAATAAGTTTGAGGATAGGAATATATTAAGATGTGTTAGAGGTATTACTGGTACTGCACATACAATTTCTTCAAAAGTCACATTAATTCCAAATTCATTTGATATACCAGTAAAAACTGATTATTTTGATTCAAGATTGAATAAGATTGTATTTTTTAATCCAAAACAGTCAGTTGGAATTGCAACCGTTGCTGGATTTTCAACTTCAATAACTGTTACAGTTGCTGGTATGAATAAAACAGTATCTGTACCTGCTCAGAGCATATATCTTCCAGATCATGGATTTAAAACGGGAGATAAATTGATCTTTAAGGAACCTTCAAATGTTGGATTTACTAATATCGGTGTATCTACTAATGGAGTTGCTGGTGGTAATGTTACCAGTATTGGTCATGATGATATTGTATATGCTATTAATAAGTCTAAGGATTATATAGGAATTGTTACTAATGTTGCTGAGATTGGATCTGGAATTGGAACTATTGGTCAAAGTTCTGGATTATATTTTATTGGTGATGCTGATAATGATTTTAGATACTCATTTAGAACACAATATAACCAAGTAACTGCTACCGCAGAAAAAATTATAGCAACTGTTTCACTTTCTACTGATCATCAATTACAAGAGCAAGATAGGATTAGTTTAGAAGTTAAACCAAGAGATTCTGTTGGTATTGGAACTTCTACTGCAATTAAAGTCAAATATAATAGTATTAAAAATAAATTATTAATTAATCCTATTGGATTTAATTCTACTGGAGTTAATACTACTACAAATACATTAACTATTAATTCTCATGGATTAAAAACTGGAGATAAAGTATTATATGATAATATTGGTGTTGGTCAAACTATTGTTGGTGGTTTAAGTACTACTGGATATTTTGTTTATAGAATAGATGATAATAATATTAAATTATCAAATACGTATATTCAATCTACAAAAGTTCCTCCTGATGTGGTATCTTTAAGTAATAAGGGTGGTATTTCCCATGAGTTATCTTTAATTAATCCTCCAATCAATATTATAAAAGATAATAATTTAGTATTTGATGTTTCAGATTCTTCATTGTCTGGATATGATTTTAATTTATATTATGATAATAATTATATTGATAATTTTGTATCTACTGGTCAAACAAATAGTTATATTGTATCAAAAGTTGGGACATCTGGAACAACTGGTTCTACTGTAACATTAAATTATTCTGATAGTAATCCATTAAATTTATTCTATAATATAGAAAAAGGTGGATTTATAAGTACATCTGATATTGATGTTATCGATAAATCAAGAATTTCTTATATTGATAGTAAGTATAAAAATAATTATTCAATTTTAGGTGTTACCAGCACTTCATTTAAGATTGTATTAGAAGATAAGCCAGAAATTCTTGGATATGCTTCAACTACTATAGGAGTAGGAACTATAACATATAGTACTGATTCTATAAGAGCTCGTGGTCCAATTAATGATGTTAAAATTAATTCTGGTGGAGAAGGGTACAAACAATTACCTACATTTGTAAGTATTGCTTCAACTCAGGGAAAAAATGCTATTATTTTACCAAGATCTAAAAATGCAAATAAAATTAATAATACTAATATATTAAATGTTGGATTTGAGTATGCTTCTGATAAAACTTTATTACCACTAGCAAAAGTATCTCCTGTAACATCATTAAGAAATTTTGATACGATTAAAGCAGTAACTATAACTGATGGTGGTTCTGGATATCAATCTAATCCTAAATTAGTTGTTGTTGATGAAGATACTAGACAAGTTATTGAATCTGGTGCTTTGGAAGCAATTATAAGTTCATCAACTCAATCAATTGAGAATGTTAATGTATTATCCGAACCAAAAGGTATTGGTAATGCTTTAATATATGCAATTGATGGTACAAATGGTGTTTCAATTACTAATGTTTCTATTGGTTCATCTCAACCTGATAGTACAACAACGGGTATTGTAACATTTGTTTTAGGTACACCTGTACTTGGATTTAGTGAAACTCCATTTGCAGTAGGGGATGCAGTATTTGTTGAGAATATACAAAATATTGATAATGGTGGAAGTACTATTAATTCTCCAAGTAATGAATTTAGAACTTATCCAGTAACAAAAATTAATTCAACAAATCCATTTGAATTAGAAATTAATGTAAATGGTATTTCGACAAATCCTGGATTTGCAAAATCAGAACAAATTTTTGCAAGTTTAGTTAATTATAATAAGTATCCTAAATTTACTATAACTAAAGAATCTACGGGATTTATTGAAGGGGAAGATATATTAGTAGATATAAATGGTTTATTTGTTAATAAGAAACTTATTTTAGATAAAATTGGTAATGATTATATAAAGATATTAGGTAAATATGATTTACAAATTGATGATAAAATTAAAGGTGCAACAAGTGGTACTGTTGCTACTATCAATACCTTATTTGAAAATAAGGGATATTTTACAGTAGATTATTCTTCTAGAAGAGATATTGGATGGCTTGATAACATTGGAAAATTGGATCAAGATTATCAAGTACTTCCTGATAATGATTATTATCAAAATCTATCTTATACTATTCAAAGTCCAATTGAATATAAAGAATTGATTGATCCTGTAAATAGATTAGTTCATACGACTGGTCTTAAGAATTTTGCAGATATTGGAATTAGTTCTAGTACTAATTCTGGATTAACCACAGCAGTAGATGCTTCAACTATAGTTCGTGATTTTCTTAGTGATAATAGGGTAGATGCTATTAATGGATTTGATATGGTTAGGGATATTGATATTCTTAGAAATCCATTAAGATCAAAATATATTCAATTTAAAAATAAAGAGTTAGTAAATTATTTTAAATGCAAAACTAATAGAGTTCTAGAAATAGATAATATTAATACTTTATTTACAAATGCAACAAATAATGCCAGTCAAACTGGAGATATTGTGTTAGCGAATGGTTATGATAGATTTTTGATTCAAGTTAGAAATCCAGAAAATAATGATATTCAATGTTCAGAACTTGTTACTTCAATAGATTATAATAGTAATGATGTATATACTATTGAAAGAGGTTCAATATCAAATACTGGTATTTCTACTCTTAAAGATGATGTTTACAGAAGTCTTACAGATGTTATAGGAGTTTATGATGATGGATATAAACTACAATTCTTACCAACTAATACGTTTGATATAGATCTTGATATTAAAATCTTCCAAAATTCGTTTAATTCTATAAGCGGTGATATTACTACTGGAATTGGAACAACTAGTTTTGGGTTTGCAGAACTAACTGGTATTGGTGCAGAAATTGGTTCTGGTACTACTGTTACACTTACTTCAGGTAATGTAGCAAATATAGAATCATATTTTGTATCTGCTGAGTTAAGAGATACTACTACTTTTGAGAATCAAATTGTTGATCTTTATATAACTCATGATGGAACAAATTCTTATATTGCTAATTATGATTTAGATATAAACAATGATAGTGGTATTGGTACTTTCTCTTCAAAAATAGATTCTAATGTTTTATCCTTAGAATATACAAATGATAGATCTAATGCAATTGAAGTTAGATCTAAAATAGTAGGTTTTGGTACTACTGCTTCTGGTATTGGAACTTATAGGTTTAAGTCTACAGAACAGCCAGATGGAAGTGAAGATTCTATAAGGATACAGTCTGAATTTACAAATGTAGCATTAGGAGCAACTACAACTATTGCTCAATTTAGTAAAACAAAAGATACTACTGTTAAGAGTATAATAAGAACTTCAATAGGAAATACTAGTTCTGTGCATCAATTATTGATGATTCATGATGGAACTAATACATTTATTGAACAGTATCCATTTATCTCTATCGGTAATGATATTGGAATAGGTACTTTCTCTTCAAGTATAAATGGATCTAACTTTAATTTAATC